CAGGGGGGTCTCATCCCGGAAGTCCTCGTACCAGATGAGCGCCGAGTCCGGCTTCCTGCGGAGCATCTCCAGCGTCAGCTTGAAGCCCCTGTCCGGCTGTGCCATGTTCCCGTCCACATCCTTGAAATTCCGCGGCGCAAGCGTGTAGGTGGCGGAGCCGGCGCTCGGTTCTTCAGAAAAGGACTGGCAGACACGGAAGCCATAAAACTGCACGCCCTTCACATCCACCGAGACCGTGATGGTATGCGTCCCTGCGGAGAGGGAAATCCCCTCTGCCAGTACCGACCAGAAGGTAGTCCTCCAGTACGGCCACCACAGGCGGCTTTCCGTGAAATGCTTCCTGCCCCCGTCAATGGAAATATATATCCCGTTCTTATCCCAGAAGGGGAAGCAAAGCCGCACCGCCACATCATAAGTCCCCGCCGATGATACGGAAAATCTGTAAGTGGCGGCGCCGTTATCCCCCATCGTCACCATCCCCTCCGAAACGGACACGATGCCAGAATAGCTGTCCGGGTTCCCGCCATTGCGGTCAACAAAGATATTTTTAAATTCTGCTTTCTGCTCCTTGCCGTAGGCGGTCAGGTAATGCCTGCGGTTGTAAGTGCCGGAAAGCAGCGGATAATCGTAAGAAACAGCATCCCGCCCCTCCATGTAGTCGTACACATGGGGAAGCGCCCACGGCACCTTGTCGTAGTCGTCCCAATAGGCCACGATGGGGATGAACGGCTGCGGCGGCTTGTCGTCCGTGAAGTTGTAGCCGCCCTTCATCCAGAGCTGCGCCGCATAGTAGGTGTTGGAAGTCCCCCGGTAGGTCACGCCCATGTTCTTCGGCGTGTCGTGTATCCGCCAGTTCCACCCATAGGCAGGCATCCCTAAAAACACCTTATCCGGGTCCATGACCTTCACGGCGTAATCATAGATGCCCTCCAGCCAGGAACGCGGGGAAACCGGCCCCGGCGCGCTGCCCGCCCACGCCATGCCGTAGCTCATAATGGAAGCCGTGTCGCAGTAATTGTTGAGGTCGCCGTAGACGCACCAGTTCTCTCCGCCTACAGAGCCGTTAATGCTGTCCATCCCCGGCAGGCAGATGTTCATCAGCTTTGCGGGGTTGTAAGATTTCACGGTATTGTAAATGTTGCGGAACATGGCCGTGGACTTCGCCGCTGTGGAGTAATCGTCCCCTTTCTCCAGGTCGATGTCCACGCCGTCACACCACGGGTATTTCTCCATAATCCGCACCAGCTCCGAAAGGAACTTATCCTGCGCCCCGCCCGTGTTTTCCCGCAGCGCCTTGAAGATGCTGTTCGTGCCGTCATTCGCCACGGTAAGCAGCCACTTGATATGCGGCCACTTCCGGATATATGTCCGCATGGTGGAGCCCTCCGCAATGGAAACGCCGCTCTCGTAGATTTCCCCGGTCGCCCTGACCTTGAAGGAGAACAGCCCGATCTGGCTGATGCGGTCGCCGTAATCCCGGAGCGCCTGGTACATCCTCGTGTTGCCCATGAACGTCCAAACCATGATCTGTTTCCCTTTCAGTGTGTCCATCAGAATGTCCCGCCCCCTTCCTCCATTTCCTGCATCGTAAATAACAGCCTCGCCGTTTTCCCGCCCTCCAGCGTTACCTTGTGCTTGGAATCCCATGCGGCGCTGTACTGATAAAAACCGTCTTTCTTAAATGCTGCACCGTTCCGTGTACACTCCCTGCTTTCAGCAAGCAGTGCGATGTCATCCTCCGCTTTCACGGCCTCCGGGAACACCGCCTTCTGGCCGCCCACGCCCTGGGCGAGCCGCACCGTCCCCGCCGCCATGTCCGACTTTGGGTAGATGTGGATGTCTAACGGAGCGGATGTTTTCCCCATGTTGAAAAGGACCACCGTCTCCTCCGAGCGCACCACGCCGTTGAACCACACGGGAGCATTTCCCGATTTTTTCAGACAGGTTTCCGTGTGCGGCGCATAGCCGCTTAACGCGGAGCCTTCCTGAAGCTGGAGGTCGGTAAACCAGATACGCCCGGAGCAGTCGGCAATGGTGGGGATCACCGTCACGCTCACGATGCGCATATCCTTTTTCTTATTGACCACTTCCGCAAGCCTTACAAATTCAGCCATCCAGCGTCCACCTCAGTTCCGAGGGATGCCCCACCCATCCCATTGCCACCGGCCCGCCCTGCAGGAGGATGTCCGTGATGTAGAACTCGCCCGTGCAGTCTGTAATGCAGACGCGGACGGTGACGGATTTCAGCCTTTCGGATGAGAAGTTTTCCGGCACAATCTTTGCTATCGTCCTTGAAAAATAAGCCACACAAATCCCTCCCATCAATATAGGTCAATGAACCTTGATTCCGTGCTGCCGTCCTCATATTCCAGCACGATCTCAATGCCGACCTGCGAATTCCCGCTCAGTTTCTTTAAATTTTCTGACGCAATCTGCGCCGAGATAATATAGCTGTCCCGGCTGGCGGGGTACACCGTCTGCGACAGGCTCTTGGTCATCCCCGCCGCTCCTTCCGCCTTAAAAGAGGCCGTGCCGCTTGCCCCGTTTTCCCCGTCCGCCTCGAAGCCGGAAGACACCCAATAGGCAAGCCCGTCATCGGCACGGGAATTCCGCAGGAGGTTGAACGGCACCAGCTCCGCGATGTCCTCGCTGGACACCACGCTGACGCCCTCTAAGGAATCGGCGGCATTGTCCCACTTGCTCGTGGAGCTGCCCAGGTTCTTCAGCACCGTGGAAAGCTCCAGCACCGTGTTCCATGGCTCCTGCAGGTTGTATTCCCTCCGCACAATCCTCGTGGTGACCGAAAGCCCCAGGTCCTTATCCTCCACCCGCACATAATCCCCAAGCTCCCACGCCTCATGCTCATATCCAGTCAGCACGGATAAATCCATGGCGTTCAGCACATAGGAAACGGTCGGCCTGCAGTAATCCGCAAGGCGCATCCTCGTAAACTCCAGCATCTGGTAGGGGTTCGTGAATGCGGAACAGTCCAGGGAAGATACACGCACCTCCTTGGAATAAGTGAAATCCTCCACATAGGGCTTCCCGCCGTTGATGCTGGCAAAGGTCATGCCGTCCGCACCGACGGCATACAGCCTTGTGACAAGGCCGGTGGTGTCCACCGTCCGCTCGATGTCCTTCATGTTCTTCCCGTACATGAACAGCGCGCCGCTGTCCTTCCCGTTTAAGGTAAGCAGATGCACCAGCCGGTTCGGGCAGTCAAAGACTAAATCCCCACCATGTAAATCCGCCACGTTGCGGAGGATGGAGAGCGTGTTCTTCTCCGTGGAGGTCCATGTGCGCTTCGTGGTGACCGTGACCGTCCCGACCTTCCACTCCGTGCCGGAAAGGGCGTAGGCCATGGCCGCATCCGCCGTCTCCGCATCAAATGCTTTCTCTTCCTTCCGGACGGAATAGGCAAGGTTGTAAAACTCCGCCTCGGCGTACACCTCCGTTACGGCGTTGCCGGAGGCATCCTTGCTGTCCGTGACCGTGCGGATGATGTATATGTCATCCACAATCTGGATTTTCTTCTCGTTATCGATATACCTCCGCTTGGAATCGCTGAATGGTATGGAAAATGTCAGCGTATCCTCGCCGTTGACCTCGCCCGTCACGATGATGCCGTAGGCGTTTTCCAGCACCGCCTCCCATGCGCCGTTTGAGTCCAGAACCACCGGGCGGGCATAGCCAATTTTCTCATAAGGCGACTTCGGTATGTCAAAAATCTGGATGTCCGTCAGCTTCGGCGTCCGTGCCGCATCCGCTGTCGTGAGCGTCACCCGGAAACGGATGTATGCACGGGCAGGGGACGGCATCTTCCCGTCCGCGCCCACCGCCGCCCAATCGCTCCAGCTAATGAGGTCGCTGCTCATGGAGGTCTCCACAAGGGGAATGTCCGTCACGCCGGGGATGCACTCACTGGAAACGGACACTTTGCCCGCACCGGACAGCCCGTATTCCACGGCACGGGTATAAAGCACGCCGCTTTCCGGGTATGCCCCATTGGTTTTCCGGAGCGTCACATACCCCGGCTCTGCCAGGGCATCCACTTCCCCTGCTGTATCGCCGCCGTTGGCAAAAATCGTGGCACGGAAATAATCCGCCAAATCCTCTGCGGTAAGCTGCGAATCGCAATCCAGGAACCAGTCGTCAATGCCTCCCGCATACCAGTAGGAGCCGGCGTGCATCCCCATGATGAGGTCTGCCGTGCAGGAGCGGTTCAGCTCCCCCGTAAAGGACAGGGCCGCAGAAATCCACACCGCCCCGCTTTCCCGGTCGCCTATGACATACTGTGCTTTCTTGTTATCCCGCTCTATCACACAGGCAATAAAGTACCACCCGTTGTTCACAAAGGAAAAAGGCGGCATCACCGACTCATCCAGTATCAGGGAGCCGGAGGAATTGTAGAGCATAATCCTCGGCTTGCCACGGATGAGGGAGAGGTAGAAAATCGGCTGCCCCGGCCCCTGCCTCGTGTTAAAAATGGGCGTGTAGGTGTTGCCCACGGAATAAGTGGTGGGGTTCATCCAGCCGCCTACGGTGATCCGCTCCCCAAGGCTCTGGAAGATGGAGCCGTCATTCGCTGCCTTCAGATAGGTTTTCTCCGAGGCGGGGTTTGTGATGTTCATACGGAAATGCCGCCCCTTCTGCCCGTTACGGAAGCCGGCGCTCGTACCCGACCAGCCGGAAACAAACATCTTCCTGTCCCTGCCGGAAGAATCAGCGAGCATCGTGTCCGCATCCGGGACATTCTCATTGAAGCGCCATAATCCGTCCTTTGCATATTCCACCGGGAACTCCCCCGTGAAATCCGTCTGTGTGTTTAAGACTGCCTGCAATCCCATAAAAAATCACCTCCACCGGCTCTTTGCCTGTATTTCAAGTTCCGTAAATGCGGCGTTTGATACAGCCACCTCCACCGTGTTCAGCCCCGCCCCAAGCGTGGGGAAGTTCAGCTCGCTGATATACGGCAGGGCGTTGCGGAGCGTGTTCCCCTCCGCATCCTCCACCCATGCCGTCATTTTCGCCGTATCGATTACCAGCGTTTCCCCTTCCGAAAGCGTGGCGCTTGCTATTTTCAATTCTGCCTCGTTTGTGGTGATGCTGATGTACCTGCCCGCCCCGGATGCCAGGACGCCTCTCAGCCGGTACACAGGATTGGAGTATAAGTTCCCAAGCCTCCGCCTCACCGTATGGCTTCCCGCTTCCGTAATGGTGAAAACCTCATCCTCCGCAGCGTAGCCAAAAGGGTCCGGGCAGAAAAAGGCAAGGTCGAAGGCCGCCGCCAGCCGCACCACCCGTTCAAAGGTAACGCCGCTCTGGAGCCTTGCGTAATACACCCGCCCAGGCTCCGTGTCCAGTTTCAGTTCGCACACACCTTTGTCCGGACTCAGCCAGCTTACGATCTCATCCTTGCATTCCAGGAGCGCCGCCATCGTCCTTTTGGGAGGGATGAAGCAGGATATCTCTATCACCCGCTCGGAAAGTGATGCGCCAAGGTCAATCAGCCCGTCCCTGCCCGCCATGGAAATGGTGCGGTTTTTCAGTTCCGGCACCCGGTTCTCCTCCGTCATCCGGCTTGCGATACCCATGCTCTTTGATGTGACGCCGTCAAAAGAAAATCCCATCCTTGCATCCCTCCTTTACGAATACCCGTTTGCCCGCCGCCCCTGCTGGAGCTGCCGGTAAAGCTGCTGTGAGATTTTGCGGATGTCCTCCTCGCTCCTCACGTTCATTTCCTTCACCTCGATCAGCGGCCCGTCTATAGAGCTGCCCTGTGACGCTCCGTCCCCGCCGCTTCCTGATACGGAAATCTCCTGCACGGCTGCGGAAGGGTTCAGGATCATGTCTGCCGCCACGCCGTCCATTGCCTTTGCCACCATGCTCTTGCTGTCCTCAATGCCCTTTGCCAGCCCCTTCATGAAGTCCGGCATCCAGCTCTCGTAATCAGTCAGCGGTCCTTCGTCCGGCACGGAGAAATGCAGGAAGGACTTGATCTTATTCGCCACGCTGCTCACGGCATCGCCTACAGCTCCGATACAGCTCTTGATGCCGTTCACAATGCCCATGATCATGTCCTTGCCCCACTGCAGGGCTTTGGACGGGAGGCTCGTAATAAAACTGATGGCGTTATTGAATCCTTCCTTGATGGAGGACACGATTTTCCCCATCGTTCCCTTGATGCCGCTCCAGATATTGTTGAACACCGTAGTGACCGTATTTTTAATGCTGTTCACCACACTTGAAACCGTGGATTTGATGCCATTCCACACAGAAGTAATTGTGGATTTAATCCCGTTCACGACAGAAGTAACTGCGGACTTGATGGCATTCCACA